ATTTTTGTTAAATACCATTGGGACGGTGTTGGTTATTTTCGTCTTCAAGGCAAGGTTATTTTTATCGCTTTTGCTGCCGGCCGCGATGCGGAAACCGTCGCTCGCCTCATCGCTGCTCTTCTCGACAGCCGATATGGTGTTATGGCGGCCGGTGATGACACGTTGATGGTTATTGATTACCGTCTCGTTGAGACTGATGCGTCTAAAGCGGACCGAACCCTTGCCAAAGGCCCGCAACGCCATTTCAATCCGCGTGTGTACTCTGCCTCTGGTTTTCCTGCTCATATTGTCTCTGTTTACACTTGGGCTGCTTCTGCTCCATACAAGATGCGAGTGTCTCTTTCTCAGTGTAAGGATGACACTGTCCAGATGGCCAGCGCTCAGACTAGCCGCAAGCACTTTGAGGAGCTTCTCATTCGTGGCACGGCCCCTGATCAAAACTCGACAGGTAATACCATGACTTCCGGCGGTACCACGGCGAATTTCGTCGGTGCCGCAGTTTTTATTATCACTGAAGAGGTCAGTGTTGAGGAAGGAGGGCGTTTGCTCGGTCTCAACTTGAAAGTCACTTATCCATCGGTGGATGATCTCACTTTTTTGAAGTGTTTCTGGCTTCCTGATGTTTATGGCAAGCGTGTCATGGTTAATATGCCGAGCATGGTCGTCAAGTTGTGCAAGGTCATGACAGATCCGTACACTATTTCTTTTTCAAACAATCCGTATGAGGTGGTTGCCTCAGCGGTGGCGCATTCTTTGTCAATTGATTTCAATTATCCTATTTTGGGATGTTATCTTCGTAAGATGCGTTCTTTTTGTACAAATCCCCGGTTGCTTGCATCTGCCCGTCCCTTGTTGGAGAATCCTTTTCGGCTTTTTTGTGACGCACATCTCATTGATCGCTCTGTCGCAATTGAGGTGATATGCGCGCGTTACAATATAACCGAGGGTGATATTTTGAGAGTTGAAAAGCTCATCGAGTCGGTGACTTTTCTTCCTCATTACATAGCTGATCCCGTGTTTGGCATTCTTGCCGCACGTGATTACGGTTGATTTCCTATCGGCCGTAAAGATTTTGGGCCGATTTCCGGAGCACAAGCACGCCTGGTGCAACTTGTGTGATGAAGGAATTTTGGGTGCCCACGGGCTACTGATAAGCACCGTAAATTAAAATAAAATAAATTTAAATGTCGTCTAAACGTACTCTCTTAGGTTCCAAGAACCAGCCTTCCCGCCCTCAACAGGCAGAGGCAAAAAAGAAGACCAAGTCTTCTAAAACGAAACCCGCCAAGGTCATTCACGTGAAGCGCACAAACGTCGCACCCACCAGAACTACCCGCACTGTTCCACCTATTTCTGAGAAATCTGCCAAGTTGGCCAGCGTTCTCGCGACTGT